TCGAGCACGGAAATCCGCCCAGAAATCGACAAAATGAAGAAGTCGGAGCTTCTTGATTACTGCAATATGCTTGGGCTAAGTATTCAGCAAACGCTCACAAAGGCGGAAATCATTGAAGAAATCCGCTCTGAATGGGCGAGGCTTGATCAAGGCCGAGACAAACCGAAAGAGGCTGAAGAGGAAGAGGGTGAAGAGGAAGAAGAAGAGGACGAAGACGAAGACGAAGAGGGTGAAGAGGAAGAAGAAGAGGACGAAGACGAAGACGAAGACGAAGAGACTGAGTGGGACGAAGAAGACATGTGATTAAAGTCAAATTCGTAGCTCACTATAAGCATTGGTGTCCTGGGCAAGTGGTTTCGTTTTCAAAAACTCGGGCTGTGAAGTTGATAATGAAAGGGGTTGCGTCCCCAATCAGAGAGAAGCCCGACAAAAAGGGTCGATAAATGAACACCGTTGAAGTCATTGAAGCGAACCCCAACAAAATGTTGGCGGACCCTGTTCTTCTAGCACAAGAATTAGGGTTGAACAATTCGGATGGAGTCCAGAGGGCGAAAAGGCTGATACTTGAAGCCGGGTCTCTGTTAGAAGCGAATACAGGACGGGAGTTTCAAAAAGAGAAGGTTAAAGAGACGTTGCAGGGGACAGGAACGACATTTCTACCTCTCACACGCCGTCCTATCAAAGGAGTTCACGAGGTTCGCTCTGAAGACGGTGTTATCATTAACGACTTTGAGATTTTAGAAGGCGAACAGGGAACACTGTACCGGAAAGCTGGCTGGCGGAGCCTTTATGGGTTCCGCCGGTCAGTTATCAATGCTGTCGAACACAGATACAGCCCAATACTCATGTGGATTGTCACTTACACGGCAGGATATACAACATTCACAGTGAGTGAGAACCAGAATGGAGAAGAAGAAGAAGAGGAGGAGAATGGAGACGGAGACAATCAAAACAATGGGGCGCTCCCTGATGTCCCCCTTGCATTGCAAAGAGATATAATGGATATTGCTGCATTCTTGCATACTAGGTCTAAGGATGCTGGTATCCAATCAAAACGGCTTGGGGATGCTCAAGTCACTTACTCTGAACACACACCATCGGAATTTGTCTCTCTTCGAGCTATCAATTGGTCATAGGTTGTATATGCTATGTTTGATATTGACATAAGTTCATTCCTCACACAGAAAGGAACTCACTACAGGAAAACACGTGAAGATGTGGGTTCTGGTGTGTTTGAAGAAACATTTGAAGAAATTGATTCTGAAATCCCTTGTCGAAGGTCCCCTGTAGGGTACAACGACATAGAAATCGCAAAAGCAGCCGCTGTCGAAGTTACCGATGCGTTGTATTTGCAATATGGGAGCGGACTTCGACGTGGAGATGAATTTGAAGTTGGGGGTGTAAGATTCACTATTGAAGTTTCAAGGCACCCGAGCACTGCTGGTTCCTACGAGAAGTGGTTGATGAAAGCAAAACAGGAATCGAAGTAATGGCTGACGAAGGCGCATTTGTTGATTTACAACTTGGCGATATGTCCAAAATACAGAGGAATGTTGAGGATTACGTCAAACAAAATCTAAACAGAGCTGGTGCTTTTTTGCGGAGAAAGGTTATGGACAAAGTGTCCAGAACGCAGCCGGTTGCTTTCACAACTACGGGTAAGCCGTATGGGTTGGACCCTTCACAACCGGGGACACCCCCAAAGCAAGTAACAGGGACGTTGCACAGAAATATAATCTTCAAACCAGCGGAAAGAGAAGGAAACTTTCTTGTTGTATACGTCGGTGTCCCTAAACACGTCCCTTACGGCCCTTTATTAGAGTTTGGATTTGATGGGGTTGTAACAATCCCGTCTCACACCCGGAGAGTTGAAGTCGTTTATGGGAAACGCCTCCCACAGCCGGTTGACATTTTCATACCGGCGCACACTCGAAGGATTCGAATTGAAGCAAGACCGTTTTTACGTTCAACGGTACATGGTCATCGTCTTGATTTATTGAGAATTGTTGCTACAGGAAGAATGACAGGGTTCTAGAATGTCTGATAACAGCAACAACAACAACAACGATGTGGAAACATCGATACATCCTGTGCGTAAAATGATTGTCGACACTATGTTGGGGGATGACATATTATCCGCCCTTCATAGCGAGTATGAAGACCAACCAGCTATTTTTGCTATGGTGCCTGCCCCTGAGAATGCAGAGTATCCATACTCCGTTATCGGTTCGTTCACAAGCAACACGCACAGAGATACAAAAACCAGCCGTGGAAGAATTATCGATGTCGATATTCATTCTTACGCGGCGGCGGGAGGGAACCCGAATGTAGTAGACACAATCGCTCAAAGAGTTCAGAAACTGTTCCACAAGCCCGAAGATGGGTTGGAGGTTGATGGGAATTTAGTTCTGCTATCATTGGTGGAGGGTCCTTACAACTTAACAAGAGAACCTTCTACTGATGTTTATCACTTTGTGAACGCTGTACAGTTGTGGTTGGAATCAGAAGAAGAAGAAGAAGAACCTGAACAAGGAGATTAGAAATGGCTAACAATGGACTAGAAACACTCACCAGAAAGTCGTTGAACAACATCAACCAAATTCTTGACTTGGAAGATGAAATGGTTGATGCCAACGAAGAAGGCAACGACTACCCAAACGACGAGCGCACCTTCTTGATTGTCGAGAACGGCAGCGGCGGCGATGTGACTGTAACAATCGAAGCGCAACGAGACCAAGTTGGCGTCACCAGCTTCGGTCAACTTTCTCTGGATGATATCGAGAAGATCGTTGAAGCAGGGAAGTGGGCGATACTTGCCGCACCCCCTGGCGGTTACAACGATGCGCAAGGACGCGCTCGTGTCACCTACTCAAGTCACGATGATGTCAAAGTGGTTGCGGTCCGCCGTACTGCCGACTAATATCACCCCAGAAACGTAAACAACGGGTTCAACACGTTAAGGATAAGGAGATAATGAAATGGCAGGTCAGACTGGCAACACTATCCTTCTCCAAGTAGATACTACTGGGGAAGGGAACTGGGTGGACATCGGACTTCAGAGAGGGCTTGATGACGACCGTCAAAGCACTCTTATCAACATGTCGGATAAAACGTCCAAACACGACAAGGTTGAGTATGGGCGGTTTTCCTCGACAGTGACTTTGAGCACTTTGTGGCCTATCCCCGGTTCGGAAACTGGGCTGGCTGTTCTGAAGAATGCCCACCAAAACGGCACGAAAATGCAAGTTCGATTGACGGAACTCGGGAACCCGACAGAAGAAGCCCGAGTTGTTGTTAATCAAATCACGAAAGCAGGTCCCGACAACGCGGAAGCAACGTGGTCAATCACAATGACCGTCGATGACGGTTGGACACAATTGTAAGAGAACCTAAACTCCAAACCAGTTTAATGAAGGAGGAATTAACACCATGAGTAGCGGTCACAGTCTCGAAAGCATCCACTGGCTTGAAATTGAAAACCAAAACGGTGGAGTTGATCGATACCCCTTGAAGCTTACTACGCTATCCGCCGTGAACTTGGAAGAGGAACTTGGGAATTCTATCCTGGAAGTTTTGAACACACGTTCACGGACAGGGTTCAGGACTATTGCTTTGATGTTCAAAGCGAGTTTGAATGGTGGTCTTGAGTCAACGAATCAAGGGGCAAAGAAGAAGTACACCCTCAAGGATGCTTGCAGCATTATCGACCAGATTGGGATTGCGAAAGCAGGGATTGAGCTTGGCTCTGTAATTAAGAAGGCTTTCCCGTCCTCTGAAGTAACTGAAGAGGAAGTCCAAGCATTCATTGAGAATCAAGGACAAGAGGGTCCCGAAGAGGGAAACTAAAGAAGGAAGGTATTGATTGGGACACGCTCTTTGAGCAGTGTCTTGAAAATGGGATGCCGGAAGATGAGTTTTGGATTCTTTCACCAAAGCAAGTTAAAAGGTTTCTTAATGCTTGCAGAAACAGAAGGAAACGTGAAAGAGTCTATCTCAAAGCGGTAGCCTGGTGGACAGCAAATCTTAGCCGCGCTAAGAACATGCCGTCAATGGAGTCGTTCATAAAGGATGGCGCAGAAAGCGAGCAAAGATACAAAACAGAAAAGAAAGACTCGCTCATGCAAGACTACTTTGCCATCAAAGAACAAATCGCCCAACGTGAAAATCAACTGAGTAGTGACTAACACCCCTTTTAGGAAGCGCGGTTTGTGTAGAAAGCAGGTGCTCTGCACAGACCCGCTCCTAAAAGGAAGTAATACGGAGGCAGATTTATAATGCTTGGAGGCATGGGCGGTTTCGGAAACCTTGGAGACCTTCTTGTCGGCGTTAGAGTTGACATGGGGGGCCTTAAACAAGGCTTATCAAAAGCAACAGACGCTTTGCGCCGTTCGACCAGAGAGATGGAAGGGTCTCTAAGGGGGATTGAGACCACTCTCTTCAGATACGTTTCTATTCCGTTAAAAGGTCTTGCCGCATCTGTTGTTGGTTTTGGTTCTGTTTTTGAAAACGAAATGACCAAATCCGCATCTATCATGCGTGGTGTCACTCGTCAAATGCGTGAGGATATGTCTGAGGCGGCCCTCGAAATTGGCCGGACTACAGAACATGGGGCGTCTACAGCCGCATCCGCATTCAGCATTCTCGCCCGTTCTGGATTTGATGTTCAACAGTCTATAGAACTCCTCCCAGAAGTTGCAGACTTCGCTACGGCTTCATTCGAGAGAATGGATTCCGCCGCTTCAAATCTTGGTCAAATCATGCGCGCCCTTGTTCCTATAATGGGAGAGGGTGAAGAACAAATACAAAACGCATCTCAAGTAATGGAGATGCTGGTTCACGCTTCTCGTGAGACCGAAACTTCTGTATCTCAACTTGCCATGGCTCTCACACAAAGGGCAGCGGCAGCAGTTACAACATACGATAGAAGTCTTGAAGAAGCAATTGCTGTGATGACCGTTTTTGGGAAGAGGAACATTGAGGGGACACGCGCTGCGGAACGATACTATTCGATTCTTGATGACCTTAATCGAGTCATTGCCCGGAATGCGGAACAGTGGGAGGATGTTTTAGATGTAAGTCTCCATGCCGATGGTGCGCTTCGAGACCTTTGGGAAATCCTTGTTATATTGGAAGAGAGTTTCGGAGACATGAATCAACAACAAATGGCCTTTGTTGAAGAACAACTCGGGCTAAACTCCGAAGTTCTAAGGTCAATTCGTTTGCTTGATGGCGCTTCCGGGGAAATTCTCCGTCTTACCAAGGAGTTCGAAAACTTAGACGGAGAAATGTCTAATTTATCTAATGAAATACGCAGTTCGTTTCTTGTTCAACTTCAAATGATGCTAAATCAGATGAGGAACATTGCTGTTGAAATTTATAGAGAACTGGACCCTGCTATAGGGGATTATTTAACTCCAGTCATGTTCGGGTTGGTGAACGCTCTCCAAAGTGTATCTGACTCCTTCGCTGAGGCAGATGGGAGAATACAAGCCTTAACTGTTGCAGCGTTGGGATTGTTAGCCCTTCTTGCTCCTATAATGGTTGTTGTTAAGGCTTTAGTCGCTGTTCTTGGAACATGGGGGTTTGCTTTAGGGGCTGTAGCGGCTGGATTGGGCGCTTTGGTTCTAGCTATTGCATCTTTCCGTCAAGCTGCAACATTAGCATCGAGAGGAACAGAAGAAGTTGTTGACAGTATTCATGAACTTGAAGATTCAATGGAGGATGCAAAGAATTCAACTGAAGAATTTGAAGGCAGTTGGGGCACATTAATAGGAACACTGTTAGGGGCTAGCGCAAGTGTAGGGTTGGTATCAAAAGCCCTCGGGTACACATTCTTTGCAGCAGCAGGTAAGGCGCTTGCAGTTTTGGCTGCTATTGGTGGTTCAGTTTATGCGGGAATCGGTTTGTGGTCGAAGTATAGAACAGAGGTTGGTTCTACTGCTGATCATGTGGCGGCTGCTTTAGAAAAGACTGAAGACCAAATCAAAGCTATTGAGATAGCAACGCAGTCGATGGGGGAAACGGCTGAAAGCGTTTTTGGCCGCATGGGACAATGGGTCAGGGACGCTCACGAAACTGCGACACAAGGTCTCGGGGAGGGAATGGCTGCTGCTTATGGTTTAGTTACTGGAGAATATGATTTAGAAGATGTTGATGCTGTTTCAACAGTCCCTGGCTCTAGAGAAGAAGCACATCGTTTAAGGGCGGAGAGGGAAGTTCGACGGCAAGCAACAGGCGCTGACACGATTTTTGACCGTCTAAGAGAAGGTGTAGATGATGCACTAGACCAGGAGTTCTTGAATAGAATTACTGACTTGAGAGATGAAGTAGGTCAAATTGATTTAGACAGGTTTACTGAAACCGCAGAAGAAGCNGGGCAGGAAATTGACAGGCTGCGTTCCCGCGCCGAAAGGATGCGCGAACAACTCTTCCCAGAAGAGGAAATGCGGTCGGCGATTAGTCAAATTGAGGAGTTCTCTCAAAAGTTTCCTGATATTATAGACCAAGAAGCAGTTGAGCGCGGAATAGAGGAAGTTGTCCGGGACTTCCATGACCGTGGTCTTGAAATGGAACGATATCTTACTGAGCCTCTTGAAGGAATCCCTGAACAGTATCGTGCAATGTTTGAAGAAGCTATTGAAGCTATTCAATGGGAGGAGATAGAGGAAAGAGGCAGAGAAATGCGCGAAGAGCAGCTTCGCCAAATGGATGCTCTTAGGGATGAGAGCGCCCGTTTTCTTCAAAACTTAGAAGAACAAGCTGGTGGTTATGATATACTCGAACAGAAAATCGAAGAAGCATTTGAGACCGCGCTTGTTCTTGGAAGAGACTTATCAGAAGAAACAGAACTTCTCGAAGTTCTTGTAGGAGATTTATGGAGTCAGTATATAGAAGGCGCTCACGATTCTGAAGAAGCAGTAAGAGACCTTGAGAACCAACTCGGAAGTTTTGGTCCTGAAGTGCGCGGCATACTTGAAGACCTTATACAAGGTTCAAGGGATGCCGATGAAGCACAAAGGTTTGATGAGTGGCTTCGAGACCTTATGGATATAAGTTTTAGTCTCGAAATGATAGCTAGAACTCTAGACAGCGATTTTGTTCGCGGAGCTGCATCAACAGTCCGAGCTATAGGAGTAATCCACGAAGCCACGGATAACCTTTTAAGTAATTTTGAAAAGTTCCAAGAGGAAGGCAGCACAGCGTTTTCAGTAATACGAAACTTGGCCGCAGCTTCTACTGGCGATATTCTCGCTATGGTGGCAGCCGTTCTTGAAGTGGCGGATGCTTTTGGTTTAATGGGGAGTTCTGGCGAACGGGAACTTTCTAAGCTTGATGAGATAATGGAAGATTTAGACAGGGCCTTGGAAGACTTTGGGAGACAACTAGAAGACTTGATTGTAGATTTCGTCCGAGAAGGAAAACTGCAAATTCAAGACTTGGTTGACTTCATCCTTGAAGAACTTCTCAGAATATCTATCCATCACGCTATTGTTGAGCCAATTACGGGTGCTGTTCGCGGAATGTTTGATAAAGGCGGCGCATTTTCTGGTGGCGTTCAAATGTTCCAAAGTGGCGGCATCGTCGGCGGGCCGATGTTGTTTGGACACCGTGGAGGGCTTGGGTTGATGGGAGAGAAGCGGGCTGAAGCAATTCTCCCATTGGAGCGTGATTCTATGGGCGACCTTGGGGTGAAAGCAGAGTTTGAAGTTCACGAAAGAGACCAAGAACGTTCATTCAATGTGGTAATCAACAATGAAACGGGGGACCCGATTGAAGAAGCCGATGTTCGTGAGTCTATAATCGATGGCGAAAGAAACGTTGAAATCACAATTAAGAGGGTTGTTGAATCCCTTGTTGAGCGTGGCTCTTTTGACCCGAGCCTAAGCCGGGTAATGAGGAGAGTGTAATTATGGCTGAATCTTGGCCTGAAAATTTGAGTGACAAGCAACAACTAGCAATTGAGAGAAGAATCATTTCAGGGGGTATAGTTACGGAAATGGAGAGTGGCGCTCTTCATACCAGAAAGAGGTTCAAGAAGAAACACAGAGAAAGGTTTATCTTCAATTTGAATTTCACCGGCGAAGAACTTCAACTGTTTGATACGTTCTACTTTGACACCCTAAACAATGGGGTGGAGGCGTTCAAAATAACAAGTCCTTTGACTGATGATACTATCCACGTAAAGTTTACTTCCTATCCAAACTTCAATATGCAAGTAGGGAACAGTGACCCGGATAAGAGAAGGTGGAGAGGCCGTGTTCATGTAGTTCGTGTGGGAGAAGAACAATGAGTTTACCCCCTGATGTTCTTCGTCAACTAATATCAAGTTCTTCAGAAACTGTATTCATGTTTCTGTTAGACTTGGACTTCGGCAATGGTTTGCCATCTCGATATGTAAACAATACCCACGAGAATGAAACAGTGGACGGGCAAGAGTACGAGGCCCGGTCGTTTGCAATCCAACTGCCTATGGAGTCGGACAGAGAAGGCGAACAAACCATGCGTGTCGAAATTGACGATACGCCTGGAGACCTTATTATTCGTATGAGAACATTCTCAATCAACAATATAGAAGGAATTGACAGGCCAAGAGCTACAATTCGACTAATCGCGGATATCTCCCCAGAGAATGTAATCACAGGGCCTTGGACATTCAGTATTGGTGGGTGTCAAAATAACGGTCCTGGTTCTCTTGTTTTGACTTTGGTGTTCCAAGATTTCTTGAATCTTCCATTCCCGAAAATCCTATTTACACCATCAAACTTCCCTGCGGTTTTCCAACAAGGACAAGTCATCCAATAATGGTTTCGATAAAAGAAATAGACGGCTCAAACAAACCAGTTCTTCATAAGGTTAAGAAGTTCCTTGGTAAGCCACACGACAAAGTTGATTGTGTGCAGTTAGTTGCGGAGTGGCACGAAATGAGCCGGTTTGCAACATTAGCCAAATTGGTTTGTAAACACAAAGATAAAGAGTTTATAGACACTCCAGTTGACGGAACTGTGATTCTTTGGAAAATGTTAGAAGGGTACTTTCACGTAGGGGTTTATATTTCCAAGGATTTAATGATTCACTCCGAGGAATTCCGAGGCGTGTGTATAACGGACATTTCTCAGCCGCCTTGGAAAAGTACCTACAGAGAGTATTTCTCGTTTGATAAAGGAGTGGGTAATGTTTGAAAAAGTACATCATGTTTATTCCGATACGGAACCCGTCACGATTTCGAGGGTTCGTACAGACTTAGGTATCGCCCCAGAAACGCAAATTTTCATTTCTGGGGAGAAAGTGCCGGATTCTCATGTGGTCAATCCAGGCGACAAACTTGATTTATTCATTAACGCCCCTGCCGGTCCATTTCAAGGAGATATAACTGGTGGAGTAATTGGCCGCGACCAGCAACGTATGTTTCTCACTACGCTGTTCCAAGTTGGAAGTATTGCGGTTGGTTCTTTGGTTCACCCGCTTGCCGGGGTGGCTGTTGGGCTCGCGGGCGTGGTGGCTGCTACCGCATTGGTCCCGCCGCCCATTGATACAGAATTGGAGAGAGCGGGGCATCAAATAGAAGGGATAGCTAATAGAGTAGACCCTTACGGCCCTGTTCCTGTCATTTATGGGCGGACAAGGGTGTTTCCGAAACTCGCGACATTCCCTTGGACGGAGATGTATAATTCCGACCAATACTTGCGGACTATTTTTGCATTAGGCGTAGGTCCTCTCCGGGTCTACGAAGACACATTAAAGTTGGGCGACCGGAGCATTGACAATTTTGATGTTACATATGAAATTCTTACAGGCGTAGAAGGGGACCAGTTCAATGACACACAATTCAACAACATTGTTCACGAACAATCAATAAATTTACGAGTGGAGTACGGGGAAGACCCTATCCAATTCACCACAGCGGATGACACTGTGGAGATTTCATTCGACGTAGTTTTCCCTAATGGCCTAGTGAACGTTGTTGATTTAGATTTCAACGTGACAGAAGTACCACACCAAGTGGACTTTGAAGTAGAGTACCGCCCCCACGGCTTCCCGGAAGAGGCCCGATGGAACAGGATTACACGATTGGAAGATGCTGCCTATGACCCTGAAGAAGAAGCGGATGAGTACGGCATCGAAGGGGTGGGCGATTTTCTTTCAAACGCTCTTGATTTCTTAGGAGACGTTGAAACATTCTTAGGGTTTCAAGATGAAGGAGACACCTTATTAGCGTTTGAAGCAAACTTCCTTCAAGGCATGGTCTCAACTCTCTCAAATAGAATCGACTCTGCTTTATCGTTAGCACAATATGTAGAAGAGCATCAGGATACATTGTTTAGTATGGTTGAATCCCTCAACAATGTCTTCAATCTTCTAGGCAACTTTGGTATCGCTGAAGAGCATAAGATTCTCAATCCTAAAACACAACTAGGACTTGATAACTTAATGGCTGGGATGCCTGCGTTCCAAGCATTGCAAGAATTTAGCCGGGATTTGGAACTTGGAGATTTACAACACCCGAGCCAGTACCCTCCATTTATACAATGGATGATAGTAAGAAATGACCTTACTCATCTTGTGGACGCTCAAATGAGGCTCCACGAAGGAGAGATACAGGATGCAACATCAAACACTGTCCAATTCGACCAAGAAGCGTCTGATAGATCGAGGTCTTACGTAAATAACGTAGTTGTGATTGACGGAGAAGAATATAAGATTTTAGTTTATGACGGCGTTAATCGAACCGCTANTATCACCCCAGAGTTTGACACTATCCCCGAAGCAGGAACTCCTTTTTATATTGCACGTCCAGTAGTGAGACTTACTGGAAACTCTGAAGGTTTGGTTCGAAGGACTGTTCGATGGAGAGTCCCTAAAGGAAAGTATGATGTTCGAATCCGCCGTCTGTCTGAGGAAACCGACGGTGAGGAACAAGATAATATCCAATCTGAGAGCCGGGTTGCCGTAGTGCGTTCTTTTGTGAAAGGGGAACCAATTAACGTTGAAGGAATATCTCTTATAGCAATGCGGGCAAAAGCTACTGAAGNCTTAGCCGGTAGAATCNATGAGTTGAATGTAGAAGTAGAGTCTATTCTTCCTGTCTGGGATGAAGGCAATTCCGAGTTTAAGGATGAAATTACATCAAACCCGGCTTGGGCTTTTTTAGATGTTCTAAAGAACCCTAAGAAGAACCACCGCCCTGTTGACGATTCTCAAATTGATTTGGACGGTATAAAAGAGTGGGCCGTAGAACTTGACAACGAAGAATTCACCCCAGAAGAGGGGGATATTCTTACAGGCAGAACTATTGGTTTGGAAATCCGGGAGGAAATGACTACAAAGCGCGCTTTACATCAAATAGCTAACATAGGCCGCGCTTCGTATCGTATTCATGGTGGCAAGCACTCGATTATACAAGATAAGCCCGACAAACTCCCTGTGACTATATTTACCCCAGACGATTATTGGGACTTCCAATGGGAACGCCCATTTGTTAGGATGCCTCATGCTATCTCAGCTAGCTTTTTGAATAAAGAGTCTAGTTATCGAAGAGACGAAATGCTTATTTTTAGAGATGGGTACTCTAAAGACGGAGCGGGTGAAACTAAAGAGGCTGTAGATATAGAGTCTCAAGAATTTACGGGGTTCACTGAACCTTTACAAGTTTTCAAGGACGCCCGTTTCGAGTTTGCGGTGGCTATTGCAAGGTCCGAGCACTTCTCTTTTTACGTCCCGCACATTCTCGTACTTCAGAAAGGAGATGTGTTCCAGTTAGTGTCTGAAACTGCTATGTTCGCTCTTGGTTCTGGGAGAATTGAGAAGGTTGTCAGGGATGGAAGTGATAACATAACTTCCATCGAAATTGATTCTTATGTTGTTTTGCCGGACGATACAATATTTGTAACAATACGCCGAAACGATGGGGTGTTGTTGACAAAAGAAGTTCTTGAATCAGACACTGAAACAACTACATTCACTTTCGAGACACCGTTTGAAGATAGTGAAGTTGAAGTAGACAGTCTTGTTGGTGTTGGCAACCCTGCTACTATGCTTTGTACTGAGATAAGGTTTGAATCAGATAACTCTTGCCGTATTTTTGCTACGCACTATGCGCCGGATGTATTTACTTCTGATGTAGACCCATTACCGGAGCATGACTCCCAAATTACCGCACCCCCAGAAAGACAACTTCCATCCCCGCCGGTTTCGCAGTTTGTAGAAGGTGAGGAAGCGGCTGTACCAACATCTGTTGTAGGACCAAGCCGGACGAAAGCTGCGGCAATGATTCTGAATTTTGAACCACCACCTTCCGGTCATTTGAAACCGGAAAAACGTAAAGTTGGAGTTCTAGATGTTGAGTCTATAAGTAGTGTTGAAGACGTGATAGAACAAGTTCTTACAGGACAGTCAAACCTCGATGCGGTCGATGTTCAACGTGCTATTAATGAGATGTATGACGATAGGGACTCTTATGACTGGTATGAACTTGACCCGGAGAGGACAAGGTTTACTGTAACTAACTTGCCTTTTGGAAAAGAGCATTTGTTTGTTACGTTCTTTGTTGGTCCTGATGGACAAAGAGGCCCTGGAGGTGAATTAGATAGAGTTATGTTCTGGGGAGGTGGTAAATACTCTCATTTAGGAAGATCTCGTGTTAGAAGAACTACAGTCGATAGCTTCAAAGGGAGCGGTATTGAAATTGGTTTGGAAGAAGAATTTGACGACCTTCTAGAACAGTTTATACAACATTTAGAAGACTTTGAGCTTAGGGCTCCTCTAGGGCAAGCAAATCAGACTTTGCGTTCTGTTGGCGCGCAAGGGTGGACTCCGACAAGCACTTTAGAAACACACGATACTCCGTTAGAAGTCCATGTAAATCATACGTTAGTTATTACCCCTCATCATTTCACAACGTTCGGTGAAGTGTCAAATCTTATAGGAGAGCCTGAAACATGCGGCTGGATATCAGGCAGCGCGGATGTCGTTGTTGACCCTGTTGCGCTGTATTGTCAAGTAATTGTTCGGGATATTAGCGACCCTGACAACCCTGTTGAAGTGTACTCTAGTGATTTAGGAAGTTTTACAGGCGAATCGGGAGAAATCGCTAACGTTTCATTCTCCACTGAAAGTCTCGAAGAGAACACCTCCCATGAAATTGAGTTTATAACAAGAGATGAAGAAAACACCATTTTAGATTCTTCTACGACTTCAGTCACTACAGCAATTTGCTGTAATGATTGTGAGCCGGGTGAACTGAAAGACACGTATTACCTGTATTGGCCTGAATGGGGCGTGATGAAGGTCGAGTGGAGCTCTGGTTGCACTTGGCGATGGACTGATCCGGATGATGGAATACCGTCAAAAACTGCACGACTTAGTTGGAATAGCTCTGAAGGGCGGTGGATGGTGAAGTTGCTGGATCCGGTGCTGATAGGTGCGCCGAATTGTGAATTCGACGTGCTTGGCGTGTTTACGCCGTGCAACCCTGTGGGCGTGTACGACTATGTAACTTTTTGTGAAGGAGATTGCCCGAGCTGCACGGACCCGGTAACAGTGACGGAAGAGGAACCTGAATAATGTCTGAAGGAATGGAACCAACACTCCCCGGTTCAATTAGAGTTCGT